CTTCCTTGCGGTAGCGGTGCTCAAGGCTTATATGGACAGCATCAAGGGAGCCAAGAGAAAAAACTGACAGAGGCCGCCGAGCATTGGGCCGGCGGCGGCGTCAAGGATGAGACGCAAGCTGATGCAGCAGTGCTTGGCCTGGTACTGCCAGAGCAAGACCGCAGCGATGACTTTGAGGTGTGGGAGGAGAACTGGCCAGCGATGGTCATGTTCCTGCGGTGCCAGACGCAGTGGCGCACCACTATGAGCGGGGTGCTCGGGCTGGACTATGCGGCAGTGGCTTGGCTGTTTATGATGTACGAAGTGGAGGACCAACGTGCGCTCCTGGAGGACCTGCAGGTGATGGAGGCAGCGGCGATGGGCACGATCAACTCGCGGGGCAGCTGACATGGCGATGAACCTCGACGCACTGCTTCGCATCAAGGCAAACGTTTTTGGCGAGGATTCTATCCGCCGGCTGGGCAACTCGCTGCAGGGCCTCCAGGGCCAGGCCAAGAACGCTGCGCTGGGCTTCAACAACCTGAAGGGTGCGGTGGCTGGCTTCGGTGCAGCAATCGCCGGCAGCGCTATTGTGGCTGGCCTGGGTGCCATTGTGAAGAAGTCGATTGACGCAGGTGGTGAGCTTGATGACTTGCGGCAAAAGACTGGCTTGTCTGCAGCCGCACTGTTTGCCATTGGCAACGCAGCCAAGGTAGCTGACGTTGACTTAGGCACCCTAGGCAAGGGCTTAAACAAGTTCAACATCAACCTAGTCAAGGCGGCTGAAGGCAATGAAGACCTAGCGCGGAAGTTTCAGTCATTAGGCGTCAACGTCAAAGATGCCAATGGCCAAATTGTGCCGACTGACAAGGCGCTGAAGCAAATCGCCGATCGGTTTGCTGACATGCCAAGCGAAGCCAAGAAGGGAGAATTAGCAGTTGCGCTATTTGGCAAAGCCGGTGGTGACCTGATCCCGCTGCTGAATGAAGGCGCAGCCGGCCTGGAGCGGTTCAAGTCAAAACTTAGCCCAAAAGAGTTTGAGGAATTCACAAAGCGATCAGATCAATTCGGCGAATCGCTCACCGAGCTGGGCCTTAAGACGGAAGCGTTTGGATTGGAGCTAACCGCCGAACTGCTGCCAGCGCTGCAAACGATCCTTGAGGTGTTTGGCGATCTCTTCAACACCGATAAAGACTTTAAGGCGCTGTTCGAGGTTATTGAGTTTGCCATCCGCGGCATTGCCGTTACTATCTACACCTTGGTGACAGCGGTCGATGTGCTGATTAAAAACGTGTTAGCAGCACTGCAAGCAGCAAAGCAAGGATTAACTGGGGATTTTGCTGGTGCATTCAAAACCATTACCACACGCGTGAGTAGTGGCTTTGCAGAAGCGAAGCAATCCATTGCTGAAATAAATAAGCTGGCCTTTGGATCAGCAGCAGCACCCAAGGCAAAGGCACAAGGCCGCCCGGCAGCACTCGACACCAGCGCCGCAGATGCAGCAGCGGCAGCAGCAGCTAAGAAGCGAGCTAGTGAGCAGGAGCGCGCTGCTAAGCGATACAACGAGGGGCTAAAAGGTGCAATAGATTTGGCGGGCGATCTCAATAAACAAATCAGAGACATTAAATTAACAACTGAAAGTGTAGGAGCTAGCCCTGTTCAGAAGATTTCAAACGAGCTTCAAGCAAGTTTAAACGCAATACAAGACGAGCAAGATAATTTATTCAAAAAAGCAGATGAGTTTACTAGTAAGACAGGAGTGCAATTTGAAGGGCTGCGAAATAAGATCAAAACTCTAGGTGCAGCTAAAGTGGAGCTAGCTAATAAAACCTATCAGGAAGATTTTGCAGAGCTTTACGCCAGCCAAGGTGAAGCAATCGACAAAGCCACTGAGTCGGTGTATGAGAATGCGCGGGCATTGCAATACAACAACGACATCATGGGCGGCTTAAAGGATGGGCTGACTGGCTACATCGAGCAGATTGGAACGATGCGTGATGCGCTATCTAATCTTGGTCAGCAAGCCTTCAAGGGTATTGAAGATGCGCTGGTTTCGCTGGTAACCACTGGCACTGCAAACTTCCGTCAGTTTGCGGTCAGCATTCTTGAGGAGACATCAAGGATGATTATTCAGCAGCTAGTCCTTAAGCAAATCATGCAGGCGATTGGCTTTGGCGGTGGCGGCGGTGGCGGCTTTCTCGCAGGTGGCGGCGCTGGGTTTACGCAGTTCAACGCTAGCGGTGTTGGCTTTAATCCTGCAGCGTTCTCGGGGACATCATTTTTGGCCAACGGCGGCATCATGACCGGCGACGGTCTGATGCCTCTCAACAAGTACGCATCAGGTGGCATCGCCAGGTCCCCCCAGCTTGCGATGTTTGGCGAAGGCTCCAGGCCTGAAGCCTTCGTGCCGCTACCTGATGGCCGGCGCATCCCGGTGGCGATGCAGGGCGGCGGTGGCGGCAGCACCAACGTAACGGTTAACGTAGATGCCTCCGGTAATGCCAGCGTGCAAGGCGACCAATCGCAGGCGAAGCAGTTAGGGGTTGCCGTTTCGGCTGCGGTTCAGGCAGAATTGGTGAAGCAACAACGACCAGGTGGTCTCTTGGCTGGTACCCGACGCTAATGGCAACCTTTACTTTCACACCTAGTTTCACGGCTGACCTAGAAGAGCAGCCAATTATCAGACGTGTTAAGTTTGGTGATGGATACGAGCAACGCCTTTCTTATGGTCTGAACACACAACCAAAGAAATGGTCTTTGCAATTCTTGAATCGTACTGATACTGAGCGCAACAACATCTTGACATTCTTGCGTACGCAAGGTGCTGCTGAATCTTTCGACTGGACAGACCCCAATAGCTACGTCGGCAAATGGATTTGCGAACGATGGAACACCAGCCAAGTAAGCTGTAATTTTAATAACATCACCGCTACATTTGAAGAGGTGTTTGAACCATGATTATTTAAGCCTAAACCGCGCTACAATCCAAACAACCTTCAAACGCTGATCCCATGAGCACCATCGTCACACGGTCCGGTAAAGGCAGCCCGCTCACGCACGTTGAAGTGGATGCTAACTTCACCAACCTCAACACGGACAAGGCCGGCTACATCACTGGTGAAGGCGGTACGGTAACGCAGGCAACCAGCAAGGCGACTGCCGTCACGCTTAACAAGAAGTGCGGCCAGATCACGATGAACGCTGCATCACTGGCGGCGGCTACTACGGTGACCTTCACGCTGACCAACAGCACGATTGCGGCAACGGATGTGCTGGTGCTTAATCACGTCAGCGGTGGCACGGCTGGCGCGTACTTGCTCAATGCCCAGGCAGCAGCCGGATCAGCTTCCATCAATGTGCGCAACGTAACTGCTGGTGCATTAGCTGAGGCTATCGTGATCGGCTTTGCCGTTATCAAAGCTGTCACTGCATAAGTAATGAACTACGCTGTAACTGGCTATTGGATTGCTGGTTATGCAGTCGGTGAAGATGATCTAGTCAGTGTGTTGCAGGGTATTGCCCCTGGCGCACTGATTGAGCTATTTCAGCTTGAGCTTAATGTGCCGCAGCATGGCGTTGCGGAAACGCATTACTTCTATGCGGGCACCAATGCTAACGGCTCTGGTGATCTAGTATGGGCTGGCCAGTCATACATGGCGCTACCTATTGAAGTAGAGGGTTTTGAATACAGCGGTCAGGGTACACTGCCGCGCCCCAGGATGCGCATCAGCAACATCATGGGCACAATCACAGGATTGATCTCGACGCTACCAGAAGGTTTGGAAGGTGCCAAGTTTACGCGCATCAGGACTCTAGGGCGATACCTTGATGCAGTTAACTTTCCAGATGGCGCCTACGTTGTAAGCAACTATTGGGATGTTGGTTACGAAAGCGGCACAAGTGATACGGCTGATCCGACTGCCGAGTTCCCACGCGAGATTTATTTCGTAGATCGCAAATCAGCAGAAAACCGTGACGTAGTGGAGTTTGAACTCGCCAGTGCGTTTGACATGGCGGGCATCCGCGCACCAAAGCGGCAATGTATTACGCGGTGTCAATGGGTGTACCGTTCAAATGAATGCAGCTACACTGGCACCAATTACTTCAACGTCAGCGATGTTGCCGTAGGTAATGCAAACGAAGACATCTGCGGCAAGCGTGTTGATAGTTGCAAGGCAAGATTTGGCCAGTCTGCTGAGCTTCCATTTGGCGGCTACCCAGGCATCGGCACCTATTTCACATGACCTGGAAAGATGCTGCCTTAGAACATGCGCAGGCTGAAGACCCCCGCGAGGCGTGCGGGCTGATCGTAATCGTCAAAGGCCGCAAACGCTACTGGCCGTGCCGCAACCTTGCGACGCAGCCCGAGCAGTTGTTTGTGCTGCATCCTGACGACTATGCAGCTGCTGAGGATGCAGGTGAGATCACGGCTATCGTCCACAGCCATCCGATCACCATGCCACTGCCGAGCGATGCCGATAAGGTGGCCGCAGAGGCCAGCAAGCTGCCGTGGCATATCGTCAACCCGAAGACCAAGGCATGGGGCCTGTATGTGCCATGTGGCTACCGCTCACCGCTGATTGGTCGGCAGTGGGTGTGGGCCGTGCAGGATTGCTGGACCCTAGCCCGCGACTGGTACAGCGAGCATGGCATCGCGCTACGCGACTGGCAGCGGCCAGTGGATCCGGCAGATT